CCGCAATGAAAGAAAGGAGCAGCATAATGCCAACCAATTAAAATTAGATAATTGGAATGATGCTCAGGCTCAAGATATTGCTAATCAAGAAAAGCAATACAATGAAACTACCAATGAAGATGGTAGTATGAAGCCACAGCACGAAATCAAAGATACTAAAGATTTTGGTGTTACTGAAAATTTTCAAGACCTAGGTAATGCACTAACTGCAGGTGCACAGGATGCTTGGAACAATACTATCGATCTTGGCAAGTACTTTGATCCTGAGTTTCACAAGCAACGAACAGGAGATCAAGACCCATATAAATTTGCTTCATCATTAAAGTTTAATGAGCAACCTATTGTCCGTACTGGCTGGGGTAAGTTTATCAGAGGTGCTACTGATATTGGTATTGGTTTTGTTGGTGTGGGTAAGATCGGGACTGCTCTCAAAGGTGTAAGAGGTTTAAGTGCTCTATCTCAAGCCAGCAAGGTTACTAACCTGGCACCTAAAGCTCAGACTGCCCTTGCATTAGGTAAGACCCTTGGTAAGGGTGCACTTAAGGGTGCTGCTGTTGATGCTTGGGATGCGGATTCAACTGACGCTAACCTTGCAAGAATACTTACTGATACTGATCATTCCTTCTTCGATGTATTAGAACGACTAGCTACTACAGATTATATGTCTCCGGCTCAACGAGTTGGCTACAATGTTTTAGAAGGTATGGCACTTGGTGGTCTTCTGGATCTTGCTTTAGAAGGTGTAGGTGCTGGTATTAGAAAAATGTCAGGTCAAGCAGCCGATCAAGAACGTGCATTAAAAGAGGCCGCTAACAAAGGTAGAAAGCGTGAAAAGCTTGAACCAATTGATAAAGCTTACCCAACACCTATGACTGATGTGAAACTAAATCTGGAAACAGAATACGTCGGTCGTGGGGAAATTATTGCGGATGCTGCACAGAAAAAGTATGAAAAAGATTACTTTAATGCTTTAAAGAAAAACAATATTGTTGGTGATGTATCTATTGATGATTGGCGTTCAACCTGGAAAACTCCTAGTCCAAATGAGATTCGTAATCAGTTAGAACTTTCGGGATACTCTGCATATTCTGTGGATGATATTCTTGATAAAATTCAACCTGCTTGGAATGAATTAGATGACCAAGTCAAAGCAGCTTATATTGATAAGCAAGCTTTAGATATGGATCTTGATTTTGGTACTCAACGTGATTACAGTCGTCGCGGTATTCGCCAAGGTAAGGAAGTAGATAGGATTGGTGCAGATCAGTTTGAAGCTGACCTTGAGTTTGGTCAGCCACGAGAAAACCCTTATTACACCTATGGGGCTGAAGCCCATGAAAATGCTCCTTTGAGTGTTGATGGTGATGTTATGGGTGCTATCCGTGATCAAATTACTATTCGCAATGACTTAGTAAGTAAGCGTGGTGCTAACCGTGGCGTCATGACTGAAGCTGCTATCCGTCGTGTTGCTGATGGTACTGACATGAGTACTGATCAAATCAATAAAATGGCAGAAGGTTTAGTTGATAACGAATCATTTAAACAACTCTATGGATCAACATCTAAACAACAGATGCGTGATGACTTTATTGATGCTACTGCTGATGTTGCTAACTATTTAGATATCAGTGGTAACTCTCATCTCTCTGATATGGATCCAGAACGAATGCTTGAGTTCTTACATTCTTTACATCCTAAGTTTAAGGATGGTCAAGTAATGGATAGCATTAATGGAGTTGATGTACTTAGCCATCGTCAGCTAGTTGCTACCGATGTAATGCTTGGTCAGTTGTCTCAACAAATTAGAGACCTGTCTAAAGCAGGATTAAGTATTTCCGATCAAATTGATGTTACTGCCCCCGGTAATATTATTGATGGTATTACTGAACGATATAAAGCACTTGCACGTATTAGAGCTAGAACATCAGCTTTATCGTCTTATAACTTACGGCGGTTCAAATCCCCTAACGATGCTCCTATTCCTAACATGGAATCAATTTATAAGGAAGCTGAAAATAAGGCGGCAAATGTTATTGATACATTAAGAGAAGTCATCCGTAAGGATAATGATCAAGGTCAATTGTTTGAGGCTTGGCAATACTTTAATAGTGCCAGTAATGGCGATCTTGGTACTATGAAAGATATGGAAGCATTCTTTCAACGTAAGTTAAATGGCTACTCAAACGGCACTGTGCAAGAGCGCAACGCCATTGTGGGAGAGATGATGACTATGGGCATCAACTCCATGCTTTCAGGCCCTAAGACGCCTGTACGGGCCACTGTAGGCACTGCTCTAAATACATTTATGAGACCTGTCTCTGCAATTATTGGTGCATCTCTCACAGGCGATACTCGCACAATGCGTGAGTCGTGGGCATTCCTTGGTGGTATGTGGGAAGCACGTGGTGATGCCATGAGAAAAGCATCTGCTGACTTCAAAACTTATCTTAGTAAAGATGATCCTTTTAGGGGTGCAATCGTTAATAAGAAAGATCTTGAATGGGAGCAAATGAGCAATTACTTCCTCACTAATGGAACAAATGGTGAGAAAGCTTTGTACGGTATTGCCAATACCATGCGTGGTCTTAATCGTAATCCCTTCCTAAACTATGGTCCACGTGTAATGTCAGCTTCTGATTCTTTCTTTGGTCAGTTAGTTGGACGTGGATTTGAACGTTCTAAGCAACATACCAAGTTATATAAAAGTATGGAGTCACTACAAGGTAGTGTGGATGATGCTTCATTAACTCAGCTTGGTTTTGATGCTGATGAAGCTATGGAGAAAGCAATATGGGCTGCTGATGGCAAGCTTGCTGATCCGATGGCTCAATTCTCATGGGATGAAGCTGCTATGAAGGGTGACCTAACTGGTGGTATGAAGAAGATGGAACAAGCATTAGATGCTTTTCCTGCTATTAAACCTTTTGTTGGTCTCTTTATGAAGACCGGTATTAATGCTTTAGAACTTACAACTAAGTATACTCCTGGTTTAAACGTCTTCTTACAAGAAACTCGTGACCTTCTTACCAAATCTTGGGATGATCCAGATATGGTTAAGTATGGAATACGTTCCCCTCAAGACTTAGCTAACCATAAAGCAGTTATGGTTGGACGTCAGGCCATTGGCACCGCTGTTGTTGGCACTGCTTCAATGATGTACCTGAATGGTGATCTAACTGGTAATGGACCTCCTGATCGTGGTCTTAGAACCTCCTGGCTACAAGCTGGATGGAAACCAAGATCGATCAGAATTGGTGGTAAGTATGTCAGTTTTGATTCATTGGAACCTTTCAACTCTTTTCTTGCTTTTGTTGCTGACGTAGGCGATGCAAGTAATGCTATGGGTGAAGAGTGGACTAATAATGAATATTCTAAAGCCATGTATGTCCTGTCCGCTAACGTAGTTAACAAGACATTTCTTGCTGGTTTGATGAACTTGCAAGATCTTATGAGCTCTAAAGGGCAGCGTTCAGGTTCTGTTGCAGCCAACCTTGTCAATAACCAAGTACCACTATCTAGTTTACGTAATGAACTTGGCAAGTTACTTAGCCCTGGTATGCGTGAGCTGGAAGATGGCTTTGCTGCAGGTGTATATGGGCGTAATCTATGGTTTGATCTTTTACCTGGATCGGACCAACCATCATATAGGTACGACATTCTTAATGGTAATGTACTAAATGATTGGGATCCAATGACTAGATTGTGGAATGCTGTTGCACCCTTCCAATCTAATCTTGCTGCTAATCAAACTCGTCAACTCTTATTTAGATCTCAGATTAATTTAAAGCAACAATTTAATAGGGGCCCTGATGGAGAGGATCTAGATGGTTATCCTGATCTAAAGTCTCGCTATCAATACTTGCTTGGTCAGCAAAATATTGAAGGTCAACTTCAGGACTTGTTTAGAAAACCTCAAATCGTAGAGTCCATTTATAAAATGGAGGCCGACCGAGATGCTGGTAAAAAGTATAATACATCAAACACTTTACATGGTGTTGAGATTGGTCGTATATTTAATGCTGCTAAAACAAGTGCATTCCAGACTCTTATTAATGAAGATCAACGTGCACTCGCGCTTTCAGAGCAACAACGTCTTCAGTATGCTGTTAATCAACAACGCAAACTTGGAAATAACCAACAAGCAAATGATCTTCAATCTATCATATCAATTCCTAAATAATTATGACTTCTGGATGTAACCCTGATCTAAATTATGATCAATTTACCGCTAACGGTACGCAAACAAACTTTGTTATTACTTTTAATTATCACGACTCTGAGGACATCAGGGCTCGTATAAACAATGTTGAAATGGATAATACTCTTTATAGTATTAATCCTGGAAACCCATCTGAAGTTATCTTTAATCCTGCACCTGCTGCAGGTACACTTTTTATTTATAGGTGTACTGATCTTAGTTCTCTATCTGCTGTATTTAATGCAGGTGCTACTATCAGAGCAGTTGACTTAAATGATAACTTTGAACAGTTACTTTTAGCAATTGAGGATTCAAATAACTTACGTGTCCAAG